CTATCCTGTACTAACTGCAATCCATTCTTTAATGCTTTCTTATAGTGCCATTGAGCTCGCTTAGGAGCTGAGCAGGATAGCAGGATGAGTATAGGTATTAAATATCTCATAGGCTTTGTAACATCTTAATCATTCGGGGGCATGGGTAAATATCTGCCTTGTCTTTTCTCACACTGTTATGCGTGTAGATCCCTGCAGTACCTTTGAATGCCTCTTTATCTATGCTGAATATCTCTGACCGGTAAGTCTTAGGAATGTCATAGGTATCACACAGGTACTCCACCAACTGCCGAGTGCTTTCAATCTGTTCATCCGTATATTTGTACCAATGGATATTACCCTTGTATGGTGTATCTAAAGTAGTTACCATTGATGGGTCCACTACTCCCTTGACATAGTTGTAGTACTTACCATCCTTGAGCTTCAATGGACCCCAATTACACACCTCAATACCTACACTTAGCTTGTTTAAGTTTTGATACTTGAGTCCATGAGCTGAGAAGTCTTGGCTATCTATCCCCAGGTGATAAGCCCAATGCTTAGAGCTGAAGCACTGTACTATTGTACCTCTTTCACCTATTACAAATGCAGTAGCAATCCTATCTGCATTGCTGTTCCACCAACGTGATACAGCTACGGCATTACCATTGCCTGCAGTATGGTGTAGATAGATTTGTTTTTTCTCAGACTCCTCATGGAAGTACTGAGCATTAGATAGGCGTTCCTGTAATATCTTGCTTGTGTCTAATTTCATCCACCTCTTTTTTAATATCCTTAGCTCTAGCAAATAAGTTTTTCATTGCCTGCCATAGGTCAAGGCCTTTCACTGCTTTGTAGTTTTCATTGATACTCATGACCTCGATTGATACCAGGATGAGTGCAAGTACCTTAGTGAGCAGTAACTCTACTGAGAAAAACTGCAGGATGATATTGTTAAGTATGAATTGGTCAATCATGTAGAACATGATAACAGTTACCTCATAGAGTAACATCTTGCTAATGATTGCAGATAGGCCCCTGCTTGTAATTTTAACCTTGTTTTTAACTGACTTCCATACCCCTGTGATAGTATCAAGTACGATCACAAAGCCTACCAAAAACAATAAGCCTGATATAGGCATCAAGAATGCACCAATGGTAGCTGTAAGCTTCAACCAATTGGCTTTTATTGTAGCTAATAGTATGGTGAGCTGTGACTTCATTACAAGATTAGGATGCTGTTGTTGTACCCATTCTCAAGGAAGTTACCACATAACCCTGTGCAAGATGTTTGATACTGAGTAATACATGAGCAGTTGTTAAACATTGGCCGTAGGTCAGTATCCATGTTGGTAGTGGATATGAATATAGGGAACAGGTTACGGTTAGCAAGTAGCCATCTAATTAGACGTTGCTCAAAGAATGAAGCCTTTTGTGCGTAGTGTTCCATCCCAAAAGCTACCTCATTCCTGGATACGCTTGCAGAATAATCACCATTTTGTGTTTGAAGTCCTTTGTTTTTTAACTGATACGTCAACCCAAATACAGCATCCTCTGCTGACCTCCATGCAATGACAGGCTGAATGAACTCAACTAGATCTATTTCATCGGGTGTAAGTGTCTGAGCATTGTATGCAGCAAGCATGTGATTGTAGAACGTGGTACCTAAGATAGGTTGAATTCTCAATGCACTTTGAGTTGCTATGTATGGTGTCACATCCGTTACATCAACATTTGCTGTTATCGGAGTGTTAGTCTTAAGGTAGGTTTCAGTGATAAAATATAACATTACTGAGCTGGGTTAGTAGGTTCATCAATAGGAGGTAAAGATGCTAGAGCTCTAATCTCATTGGTAGTCATTTTTTCAAGTACTTTGCTAAGTAGTGCATCATTTAAGTTGTTCAATGCATCCTTAACTTTTGCTGTATCCTCATCTACCTCAACAATAGCATCACCAATGATTTGAAAGTTATTGATTGTAAACTCAGCAGGGATGCGAGCAATGGTTAGTATCTCCTGAAAAATAGTAACTACTTGTTGACGTAGTTCCATGACCACGTTTTTCTCAAATATCACATAGGCTTGCTTGATATCACTACCATTACCCAAGCTACCTGTGGTACGGATACCCATTAGAATAGGGTCAATGGTATGGCTGAAACATATTTGCTCAGTGTTCAATGCAGATGCTTCATGGAATAGCTTGTCATTGGCATTAGTAGGTAGGCTTTCAATCTTTGGAAGTTGGTCCGCACTATTGGCAAAGAATGCAACTGCCTTACCGGCATTGGCTGCACCTTTAAGACGGTCAATAGTTTCCTTGATCATGTGTTTTTCCTCCTCCGACTGTGGCCGTTTAGGGAACATCATAGCAAAGCTAGGGAACACACTATTTTGGATGTTACTTTTTGCGAAGTAAGATAGCTCACCACTTAAAAAAGCAAAGTTTAATGCACTTGTATAGGTAGGTAGTGGGTAATAATCTTGACCTACTGACTTAACCTCATAGCAATATAGCTGACATTCATCCGTACATGTTATGTGGTAAGGCTTAATGACTTCAGTATCTATCCTGGTGCTCCAATCATCGGACAAATAGTACAATCTCCTGCATGGTGATACCCTTACTTTCTCAGGGGATATATTCTCAATCTTGATTAGCTTTCTTTTATCACCAAAATATAGCTTGAAATACACACGATTGTGGATGATTAACTGCTTAGTCACTGCCTTAACAGTGTGCTTGAGATTGGCTTTCTTTTCAAAGCTAAACATCTCAAGTTTTTCCTGTGGTGTAAGCTTGTCAGTTGTAAGATTAAATCCTCCACCAATTACAGCGTTGGTCTTAAAGTCAACAATGGCACCATGTAAAGGTGAGCTGTAGTACATTTGATTGAGCATCTCAGGGTAAAGGTTACCCTCACCAAATCTAACCCATGACTCCTGCACATACCTACCATTGACATAGGGCAAAGTTAAATTACCTCTTCCTACCGGTAGGAATGGGGTGCTGAATGATTGATAACCCTCTACTACTTCAGGGCCTTTCTTATTGTTGTTAATAAATCTATCGTACCAAGCCATAGTTAATCGTATATTGAAGTTCCTGCAGGACCACTTACTACCATCCTCCCCTCTTCAATTACTACACCTGTAGTTTGTGCTATTGTAAGAGGTAGAACGAATGCAGTTGAGCTTTCATATACCTGGTAAGTGTACTGCCCTTTTAATAGTGAGATATCCGTTGGCTCATCAAGAGTAAACAGGTTGTATCTTTCAGGGTAAGCACTTGTATCAGGAGCTGTGAATAGCTGTGGTGTGCTAGTGGTATTCATTTCATTAGTGAATACAAACAAATAGTGTGGTGTACTAACCGTAGTTACCTCACTAAGAGTTAATACGAATTGATTAATAACACCTTGATCTAAGTATATCACACCTATATTAATTTAGGTTTGTCAAATGTTCATAAAAAAAGCCCCACCATGTGGCAGGGCTCTAATATAGAGAGGTAGAATTGCTTATTGAATTCCGATTGCAGCAAGTGCAGCAGGTGCCATAGTTACCTCGTATGCTAGGTACTCATTCTCAGCTACCAAAGTTACTGAGTATTTAGAGCCATCAGCACGAGCTGTTCCTGACCCCTCACCTGTAGCAGATACTTGCAGGTATGGGAAGTACCAATATAAGCCATTAGCATCTAATACGACTGCAGTCAAGTATTGTTGACCTGAGCCTAAGATTTTAATAGCACGAGACTTATCAGCCTCTCTTCGGTGGAACATTAAGTTAATAGTCTGAGTCACAAATGAGCTACCATTAACTAAGTCAATAGTGCTATCCTCAGTGAAGTTAGATGTGTTGCGACGGATATAGTAGTTTTCAAATGGAGTACCTGGAGTACCTGCTAGAGTGATTGCAGTAATAGCCCACCCCGCACCCGCTGATGGGTCCGTTGGAGTGATAGATGCAATGTTATCTTGAGTGTTAATCCAAATACCATAAATACCACCACTATTGTTGTCGCATGATTTTAAGATTGCTTCTAATGCTTGACAAGCCATGTGTTAAAGTATT